TGCAAAAGGTCGTTGCACCATTGAAGATTTAGACAAACCACCAGCAGGAATGATCCCTGAGGCAGAATACAGAAATCTTTTACGTGATTGGATTGCTGTTAATCCCCAGAAATGGAGTGAGATCTTAGATGAGTACAACGTTTTAGCTGAACCAGCAGTTGAAGCTGGACCGTCACCGCGTGATTTTTTAACCAACCAACTCCCTTTCTGATGCCGCGTTTTTACAACCGCAAAATTGAAATACGTTTTGATGATTCTGCAATTGAGCAAATTGATGAGGCTGCTGCTAGGTCTAACCTGTCAAGAGCTGAATTTATACGCAATGCTGCAACCAGTACTTCAAACGTTTTAAGCCAATCTCAGGTGCCTACGATCGCTACGAAGCAGGCTTTAACGGTCAGTGCTTATCATGCCCTAGTACAGCACGTTTACCGCAGTATGGGCGGCTCTATTGCCCGGATACAAGTTGAAACTTGCGTTGCAGCAACAGTGCAATATTTATTTTGATTTGGTACTATATACTTGTATTGCTATTTCTGTTAAAAAATGACATCAATCAACGATTTTAAAACAGACAGTAAGAATGCACGAAAAAGAACTAACCAATCTGCGACATTAATTCAAGAGTCACTGAAAAGGTATGGAGCTGCTAGATCTATTGTTGTAGATGAAAACGGTATAGTTCTTGCTGGTAACGGTACCTTTGAAAGTGCTAAATCTGCCGGGATAACAAAGGTAAGAATAATTGAAAGCGATGGAACAGAGCTAATCGCAGTCCGCAGAACTAACTTGTCTGATGATGAGAAGGTTGGCCTTGCGCTTGCTGATAACAGAACATCAGAACTATCTTCATGGGATAATGAAATGCTTCATAGGCTTTCTATGGAGCACGATATTTCTCCTTGGTTTGAAGAAGAAGATATTTCAGCACTTATTGGTGAATCAACCGAGAAAATTGCGCCAGAAGATTTTGACGAACTTGATGAAAACATTAAGACTGAACACAGGTGCCCTTCTTGCGGTTATGAATGGAGCGGTAAAACACATTGACAAAAGCTGATTATAAAATTCCACTTATGGCAGAAATCAAATCACTGCCCTGGAACGGATACAAAGTTGCGTCTACTTTTTCCGGTGGTGGCGGATCTTGTCTCGGATACCGTATGGCTGGATACAAAGTTGTTTATGCAAACGAATTTGTACCTGCGGCTCAAGAAACCTACAAAGCTAATCATCCTGACAGTTTTTTAGATACTCGCGATATTCGCACTGTACAAGCAAGTGACATTCTTGATACAATTAACTTAAAACCAGGCGAACTTGATATTTTTGACGGTTCGCCACCATGTTCAGCTTTTAGTACAGCAGGGTCAAGAGAAGCTGGATGGGGTAAGTCTAAAAAATATAGTGATAATCAAGTGCAACGTGTTGATGATTTATTTTTTGAATACTCACGTATATTGAATGGCTTGCAACCTAAAGTATTTATTGCTGAAAATGTATCCGGCCTGATTAAAGGAACTGCAAAAGGATATTTTAAGAAAATTCTTGCGGAACTTAAAAATTGTGGGTACCAAGTGTCGTGTAAGTTGCTTGATAGCCAATGGCTTGGTGTCCCGCAAGCAAGGCAACGTACTATTTTTGTTGGTGTGCGCAATGATTTAAATGTTTTGCCATCACATCCAAAACCATTTCAACATACCTACACTGTTGAAGAATCTTTTTATGATATTGCAAAAGCTAGTGAAAGAGAACTTAAGTTTTTAGGAAGTACAACATTTACATTAAACCTTTGGCATCATACAAAACCTGGTGATAATTTTACTGTTGCCAATCTTAAATTGCATGGGAAAAATTCATTTTTTAATCAAAGAAAAATTTCACCATTTAAACCTGCGCCAACAATTACAGCTACAGCTTGTTCATACCACTGGAATGAGCCACGATACCTCACAATCCCAGAGGTACGCCGACTTTGTTCTTTCCCCGATGACTTCATTCTTGAAGGAAATTTTATGCAGCAATGGGAACGCATGGGGCGTTCTGTTCCGCCACTAATGATGAAAGCTATTTCTGCTCACGTTGCAAAGGAGATTTTATCATGTGTGGCATAGCAGGAGCATTTAATGGTACAGCCATTCAAGTTGAAGAAATGCTCAATAAGATTATTCATCGTGGACCTGATGGCAAAGGTATTACTGTTCATGACCAAACAATTCATGGTCATGTTCGGCTTGCTTTAGTTGATTTGACTGAAGCATCTGCCCAACCTTTTAGGCGTGAAGGATCTACACTTACTTTCAACGGTGAATTGTGGAATTACGTTCAATTACGTTCTGAACTGCAGCACTTAGGTTCTAAATTTAAAACTACTGGTGACACTGAGGTTTTAGCTGTTACCCTTGAGCGCCATGGCATTAGTGGCCTTCATCTTTTAGATGGTATGTTTGCATTTGCATGGAGCAGTTCAGATAATCAGCATTGGTTAGTACGAGATGCTTTTGGCAAAATTCCTGTTTATTTAGCAAAAACAAAAAAAGGTTACATTTGGGCTTCTGAACGTAAAGCATTCCCAACTAATCTCAAACCTATTGCTGTTCCTCCAGGTCATGCATTTAATCTTGTAACAGGTCAATGGTTGAATTGGTATGAAATGCCTAAACATCAACAAACAGATCACATTGATGTATTTAAGTTGTTAAAATATGGCGTACAAAAACGTCTAACAGCAGATGCACCAGTTTGCTGTCTAATCTCAGGTGGACTTGATAGCAGCATGATTTTAGCACTTGCTAAACAATCAGGTCACGACATAACAGCATTTACAGCTGTATTTAATTCAGACTCTGACGACTTAAAAGCTGCTAAGAAATTATGTTCTGAATTAGAAGTCAAATTAATAGAAGTGCCTATTTACGTTACAGATCAATCAATTCAAAATGCAATCTCTTCAATTGAAATTTCAAGCAAGGCTCAGATTGAAATTGCAATGCTTTGCCTCCCATTGGCCCAACGTATTTATGCCGAAGGCTTTCGTGCTTGTCTGTCTGGTGAAGCAGCCGATGAATTGTTTGGTGGTTATGGAAATTTTTGCATTCAGGCATCAAAAGCAAATGAATCTGAACTTATTAAACTTCGCCATGCTCAATTGAATAAAATGTCGCGTGGCAATTTTGTTCGTTGTAACAAAGCATTCATGGCGGCTGGTGTTGAATGCCGTCTTCCTTTCATGGAACAAGAATTAGTAGAACGCGTAGTCCAGTTAAATAAGGCAGAATCTCCGCTATCAAAAGGATTATTAAAAAAAGCAGCTGAACCACTTCTTCCTAAATGGGTCATAAACCGCACTAAAGATACATTTCAAGGTGGCAGTGGTGTTGCTAGATTTATGCAAGAGCGTGTTGCTAATCCAACAGTTTTCTACAACGCTGAACTTCGCAAGAAATTTGGCTATTTACCTAAAGACTAACATGGAAATCCCACGCAACTGGACTTTCGAAAATGAAGAAGTTGCTAATGGCTTTGACAAGCACGTTAGAGAACAGTTGCCGTGGTACGATCTTGCAACTGATGCCTTAAAACATATAGCTAGGCATTACATACCCGAAGATGGTATTGTTTACGATATTGGAGCATCTACTGGCAATATCGGACGAGCATTGGCACCTGTAATTCAAGCAAGAAATGCAAAATTAATTGCTATTGAACCATCAAAAGAAATGTGCAAAATCTACAATGCACCAGGTGAAGTTTTTTGTTCTAAAGCAGAAAATTTTGATTTTGATGCTTTCGATCTTGCAGTATTATTTCTTTGCCTTATGTTTATTGAACCTAGAAAAAGAATACAGCTTATGAATGTTTTACGCCTAAACTGTCGTCCTGGCGGTGCTATCATTGTGTTTGATAAACTTGAACCTAAAGGAGGGTATATTTCAACAATTTTATATCGCCTCACGCTCGCAGGTAAAAAAGCTGCTAATGTATCAGCAGAAGAAATTATTGAGAAAGAGTTGTCCCTATCAGGTGTCCAACGACCTATTACTGAAGAACAGCTTGGTGGCAGTTTCGTAAATTGGTTCAGATTTGGCGATTTCTCTGGTTACATTATTGAGAGACCCGCTTAAAAATGGCAAGAATTACAATTGCTGAAATGGATGTGCGAGTCAATCGAGTTGTTCGCCTTTTATGCAATGGTGGTTCACGCTCTGATGTATTGCAATATGCTGCAAGTCAATGGGGCGTATGTACACGCACTGCTGATGAGTACATTGCTCGCGCTCGTGTTGTCTTAAAAGAAGATTGGTCGATTGACAGGCAAGCATATACAGCGCAAGTTATGGGCCAGCTTTCTGCAATACACAAAGAAGCTATGCGAACAGGCAACCTAAGCGTTGCACTGGGCTGTGTTTCAAGGTCTGCTGTAATTGCGCAGATTGGTTTATGAGCATTCTCGCAACATGTAAAGGCGGTACAATCCTTGAAAATTGCTCTGCATTGTTAACCTATAACCAAAGCAATTTTTCTGAGATCACTTCAACATTAGCTGGTGCTTTAACGATCCCTCAGCGCAATGTTTGGGATTCAAGCAATCGTTTCAAATTACTTTGCTCAGGTCGTAGATTTGGCAAAACATATCTGTGTATCACTAGACTGATTTGCTGGGCGCTTGAGAAACCAGGTAGCTTGAATTGGTATGTAACAGCTAACTACCGTATGGCAAAACAAATTGCATGGCGGCAGTTAAAAGCAATGGCACCACTTGATTTAGTAGTTAAACGCAATGAATCTGATCTAAGCATTGAATTTATTAACGGAAGCATTGTTGCATTGAGAGGAGCTGACAATGAAGATAGTTTGCGAGGTGTTAGCCTTGCTTCACTTGTAATTGATGAAGCTGCTTATGTAAAGCAAACTGCATGGGAGATGGTGCTGCGACCTGCATTGTCAGATCAAGGTGGCCCCGCTTGGTTTATCACCACTCCTGCAGGACTCAACTGGTTCCATGACTTATGGGAACAAGCGCAAGATCAACCTGATTGGGAAACTTTTAGTTATACAACAGTTCAAGGAGGTAATGTTGCAGCAGAAGAAATTGAAGCGGCACGCAGAACACTTGATGAACGAACCTTTAGACAAGAATATTTAGCTTCGTTTGAAACACTATCTGGCCGCGTTTATCCTGATTTTACAGACGAAAACATTCTTGATACAGTTAAAGATACAGGCGCAGAAATCTACTGGGGAACGGACTTTAACGTAAGTGTGATGGCTGGCGTTCTAGGAAGTCGTGTTGGTGATACATTACATATTTGGGATGAATTAGCAGTTAACCAAT